GCAAGAAACAAGGATGGGATCAAATGTCAATTTTAGTTTGAAATATAATTTCAACTGATGTAAATATTACACATTTTTGTGTATTTATTGACAAATCCCATAACAATGAATTATCGGACCTATGAATTAATTAAGGAAGGAAAAGTTATTAACCAAACAGAGGCTCAATCTGCGGATTCAGCGTTAGATTATTTTAATTTATTTCACGAAGATCTAATGTCTTCACCTCACTACCAAATCAAATTTCGTAAATCTTCACAATCAAATCATTTGAACCTTTGATAATTCGGTGATAACTTTCTTTGGGGATGTTTAATACATCCCCTTTTTTCATTTCTGTTGGTAGTTGATCTTCAAATTGGAAATACCACCCGTCAGACTCTAATATCTCCACGAAGCGGTCGTTTCTATCACGATGCCATACCAGTTCATCACTCTCAACATTTTCTTTGAAAACACGGGTGATTACACGGTCATTTACTTCTTCCTGATAAGGATTTACCACCATGTTCCACCACCACTTAATCCCAAAGACTTAGCATATCTTGGTAAACGACATGCCCAATAAGACGCAGTTGTTTTGTCTTTGGTTGTATGACACTTGTGTCTAGCGGCGAATGATCTCTTAGCCGCAGGGTCTTTTAATTTAACAGCCAAAGATCCACCACCTCCCGCAGCACCAAACGAAACCTTTTTAATATTACCCGTCTTTGGATCTTTTACATAAACCTTGAACTTTTTTCCACCACTACCCCCTCTCATAGGTTTATTTAATTGAACTTTTTTTCCCTGATATTCAGCTTCATACAACATTGGAACATCCAAAGGAACCAATTCCCCTTCATAAAGTTCAAACAAACCAATATCTGTATTTTTAATTAACCATCTATCTACTTGATTTGTAAAATTTTCATAACCCAAACTTCTTGCTTCCCTAAATAAAGAGAAATACTTATCCGATCCCATCCTAAAAACATTTTCGTGAATTGAAATATTATTATTAATATGATATTTCATTTCTTCACTTAAAACAATCTTATTTTCATTGAGAGTTTTCCACTCAAAAATTGGCTTTTTATTCATAACTGATTCCTTTTTATATCCTTTTATCTGAATTCTTGTTGGTTTTTGACCCTTTCCTGATTGAGGATCTTTCTTTTCTTTTGCTCTTTTTCTTGCACAAGCAGATTTTTTTTCCTCTTCGGTCATTTTGGAAGCCACGGATCTAGCTCTACATACAGGATAACCTTTTGTTTCACCCTCATCTCTTCCACAGGGGGGGTGACCACCACCTTCCTTTTTTTTACATATATTTACCCACGGCCCTTGTGGTTGTTTTGATCCTTTAGATTTTTTCTTTTTACCAAACCAAACCGCTAAATCTTCTTTTAACTGAGACATCTTTTTTATTGATAAATATAACGAAAAATTGTATTTTTTACCTATGGAAAATCAAGAAGAACAAAAACCACTTGGTATTTTATTCAATACTCTGAATTATTATACAGTTGATGATTTGAACAAATTTATAGATAATCTTACAGTAGAACAATCCATGTTCTGTTTGATGTGGTGCTGTGAATACGCACAAGGGAAGGGTATTCTAAGTTTAGAAGAAGCAGAAATTATAAGTAAATCTATAAGAAAAATCAGAAATTCTGAGGAATAAAAAAAGGGAACCGAAGTTCCCTTTTTCTTTGTGTTCTAAATTGATTATCTCAATTCGTTGAGGTCGAAAGTTCTAACACCATCAACAGTGATTCTACCGTAGAATCTGTTGTTCACCATCTTCTTAGCGTATCTGGTCATGATACCCTTGATTGGGGTGAAGTTGAATGGGTTATACATTGTTGGTGTCAATTGGAGAGGTACGTATGGTGCGTAAACGTAACCTGTGTCAAGCAATGACGTTCCCTTATGACCAATCAAGATTTGGTTTGGTGGGAAGTATGGGTCACGGTAAACCTGGTATCTACCAGATAATGTACCAACTCTTTCAATACCCATGTTGTATTGATCCTGTTCAGGAGCTGCGTTTGAAACGTGGAAGTATTCCAAGTCGTCAAAAATAGCTGAGATTTCGGATGAAACAACGATCCAGTTAGCACCACCTCTCAATGTTGATTTGTGGATTTGTGCAGAAAGTTGGTTGATCGCAGTGATCAATGTTTGGTTCCAATCCTTCTGTGTGTACTGGGTCAATGGGTTAGATGATGTACCTCTCTTCCAACCGTTGTAGTCCCATCTTAACTGCCATGCCGCACCTTTTCTCAAATCTCTCAAGATTTCTCTATCGATTTCCGCTGCAACCTGTTCTGACAACAACGCTGTCAATTCAGCCTCAGCATCGATGTTGTGGAATGCAGCAACGTCCTGAGCAAGTTCAGGTGACCATTGAGCTCTTAACTTTCTTTCAGCAACAGAAACTGTAACTGACTCGAGGTCAAATGAAACTTCACCGATTTGATCTTCGAATTCAAGATCTTCGTAGATTCTGTATGTGCAAGTAAACTGTGATCCAGCGGTTGCTGTACCAGCGATAGTTGTGGTTAAACCTGAGTAACCATCAAGTGAATTTGCACCGATTGAACAAGGAACCTGAAGGTCAACTTCCAAGTAAATCTTACCGTCAGCACTACAGATGTCATCGTATGCACCACCGTTTGCAGTGTTAGTAGCTCCGAAAGTTGTTGAAGTTTGTGAACCGTATTGAACGATACCCTTACCATACTTCTGAGTTACAACTCTGAATAATAAGTTACCAGAACCAGCACCTGAGAAGGCACCACCTGCACTAGTAACAGCATTGACTCTGAGGTCAGATAAGAATGATTCGTTATCAACCAAGTTACCATCAGGACCTAAAAGTTTACCGAAACCACCGTTTGAGAAACCTGAAAGTGCGATGATTACTTTTCTGTATTCACCAGCACCGTAACCTGAAGAAATCAACTCACCACTACTCCACGCTTGTGTACCAACCGCTGAAGATGTGAATGACGTGTATGCACCTTTCGAGTAATCAAACAATCCAGGAGGATCAAGTGTTGCTTCGTTACCTTCGTAGAATCTATCATAAAGGTTTTTACCTGTAGAATATCCCTGATTTGGGTTATCCAATCCTGACTGAACAGCTTGTGGTGAACCAACTGGTGGATAGTGATATCCGCTTGAACCTGTGTAACCTTGAATTTTAGGTACAAAGTAGAAAAGCTTACCGATTGGTAAGTTCATTGCTTGAACGGAAACAATATCATTAGCCAAAAGTTTTGAGAAAACTCTTCTGATGATAGGGAAAACAACAGTTTCAAATGAACCTGAAGAATCTGTTGCTGACGCTTCGTTGATTAAGTGTGACGCTTGGTTCTCATAAAGTTGAGCCATGTTTTCTTTTAGGTGTCCTCCCAATCCTTCCAAGAAACCAAGTTTGTCCCATTTGTTTATAGTGTCTTCTTTGATAACTTTAAGGTGCTTAAGACCAATGTTACCAACTAAACCACTTTCTAATAATGCTCCCATGTTAATTTTTTTTTGTTTAGTTTATTTGTTTATTTTGCTCATCAAATCTTTCATTCTCAAGAATTGTGCATTCTCATAGGTTTTTGATTCGACTAAGTTTGTTGAACCTTTTTGTGGTGTTTTTTGAACTTTGTTAACCACAGACTCGGTCACAACATTTGTAGAGGAAATCAATTCATTCTTGATTGACTTATAGAGATTTTTTGATTCTTTAATTGTCTCTACATTATCAAATCTTTTAAGGATATTGATTTTCTCTTGTTTGGTTGTAGAATGTTCAGTGAACAATCTGGTAGCATAAGCTAAATTTGAGTTGAAAATCGCAACCTCGTTTAATTTAGTTCTGAAAAGATCAAGAGCCTTTTTATACTCTTCATTCTTTTCTTTGAGTTGACTTATTTGTTTCTTATAAGATTCTACCTCTAAATGACGAGGTGCTGCTTTTGGTTTTGGTAAACCTCTTCTTCCAAAAGCTCTTCCATTACCCAAGGTTCTAGCCGCTTCCTTGGCTTCTTCTTTGTGTGCCTCACCTTCGTGAGCCTCTTCGTATGTTTCTTCTAACTCAACTTCTTCCTCTTCTTCGTCTTCTTCTTCGTCAAATTCAATTTCATACATCACTTCTTCTTCGTCCATGTGTTCCATCTCAGAAACTTCTAATTCTTCTTCAGAATCTTCCATTTCATCCATGTCCATCATTTCCTCCAATTCGTGATCTTCACCTTCCAATTGAATTTCATATTCTACATCTGCGTTTTCATCTTTCAAGTGAATTTCGTCATCTTCCTTTTGAACGATCACTCCATCTTGGTCACCCATCAATTTGAAAACCTTTACGAGTTCTTCATCACTCATGTTTGTGATGTCGATTAAATCTTCGTCTTCCATTTCGTCTTCAAAATCCATTTCGAGTTCTTCGTCATCCATAGATTCCAATTCCTCATCTCCGAATTCATCAGGAAGGTCAACGTCCATTTCCTCTTCATCATCAAGGTCGAGTTCAACTTCCTCTTCTTCTCCCTCATCACCCATCTCGGTGTCGAGTTCAAGATCGAGTTCATCTTCCTCTTCCTGTTCTTTAACCTCTTCAGTGTCACCACCTAAAGATTCTTTTACTAAAGACTTGATTTCTTCCTTCATTACTGAAGCAAGTATTCCTTTTGTGTTTTTTGCAATAGACTCTTCTAAGTTCTTCAACTGTAAGAGTGTATCGTCTAATAGAATTTCTTTTTTGCTCATTTTCTATTTAAGTAGATTTATTTTTCTAAATAAATATACCCTTCTATAGAAAAATCTAACTTTTTTTGTATATTAATGAAATTAAATAAAAAAGGGGTCATTTGACCCCTTTTTTTATTTTTCAATTACTTCGTTGATTTTACTTTCTATCACACTTGTGATTCTCCAATCTTCAGTGTACCTTTCAAAAATCTTTGTAACTTTTGCTTCAACATCGGTTACACTAAAACCCCTCACCAACTTCTCCTCTCTTGTTTTTTTGGTTTTACCAGTTTGAATATCTACTGTTTCAAATTGGATTTTTGCAATGAAATATTTTTCGTCCATAATTAATTATTTATCTTCCCAAAAAATCGGAAAGTTTGTTCATTAAATCAAGAGACTTACCCAATCCTTTTTCAGATTCAGGTTTTCTTAAATTTCTTTCTTCTTCTATGTTTTCCTCAAAGTTGAATTTATCTTCAGGTTTGTCAAAAAGATATGCTCCTGGTGTTGATGGTGAACTAACTAAGTCAAAACAGATTAATTCAAAATCATCTTGTACTTCATTTTGTTCTCCCTTCTTTTTTAAAGTACCCACGCCTCTCGAAGATATACCCATCGTACATCCTTGTCTCATAAGGTTTGCTGCAATGTCACCAGGTGTAGAAACAATACCTGTTTCGTGAAAGGCTGGTGAGGTTAGAAGTCTGAGTTTACCCATCAAGGTATTTCCATCCCACCATACATCATCAATAATGTGTGAAACTCTTTCCAAATCTACAAT